ATAGATGAGATTAGTCAGGTCTCAAGACAAGCGTATGATGTGGTACGTTCATTATTAAGATATAAGATTAATGAATATCAACTAACACCAAAATTGTTTATGAGTTGTAACCCAACAAACAGTTGGTTAAAGTCAGAATTTTATACACCACATATTAATGAAACATTAGAACCATATAAGATATTTGTACAAGCACTACCAACAGATAATAAAAATCTACCACCAGAATATTTGGAGATATTAAGAAACCTACCACCAAAACAAATGAAACGTTTATACCTTGGTGATTGGAATTATGAAACAGAAGAAGATAGTTTATTTGATTTTGACACAATCAGTTCAAGTATATTCAAGTCAGCACCAAATGTGGATGATAAGAAGTATATGAGTGTGGACGTAGCAAGGTTCGGTTCAGATAGGTCCGTAATAGTGATATGGGTAGGGAACGTCATCACCGAAATACTAACCTATACCAAACTATCAACAACAGATTTGAGTGAAGAAATAAAGGGTCTAATACAGAAATACGGGGTACATCCATCTAATATAGTTGTGGATTCAGATGGCGTTGGTGGAGGTGTTGCTGACCAAATACGTGGGAAGAACTTTATAAACAATAGTAGTCCATTACATAAACAGAACTATACCAATCTTAAAAGTCAGTGCTACATTAAGTTGAGCGAGATGATTAAGGAGGGAAAGATTAGTATTAACGTTATGGACCCAAATACAATAGACACTTTAACTCAAGAACTATTATCAGTAAGATTAAAAGACACAGATAAGGACAATAAGATTGGTGTTCATAGTAAGGATGAAATGAAAAAGATATTGGGAACATCACCCGATATAAGTGATGCTGTTATGATGAAGATGTTATTTGAAGTTAATACACTAAAGAACACAGGTAAATATTCAATTTCCTTTATCTAATAAAAAGTGTATATTATTTATATGGATATAGGAGAAAAACAAAACAAACTAACACTAATCAAACGTACAGGATATACCAAGTCAGGTAATAAAAATTATAAGACAGGAATATTCCAATGTGATTGTGGTAATGAGAAGATGGTTATAATACAAAACGTTGAAAGGAATAATACTAAATCATGTGGATGTAATTACAAGATTAGTAACAAGGATAAAAAATGGGGAAGAATATGATAAAATTTAAACTGAACGATAAGGAGTACAAACTACCAGAAGAAATAACAATAGGACAATATATTAAGATATATAAGATAAAAGATTTATTTACGGAAGATTATTTTGCTGCTAAACTACTTAATTTGGTATGTGATGTACCACTTGAGGAAGTTATGGAAGCAGATTATCAGGAAGTACATTACTTGGCGTTAGAGATATTGAACTTATTACCATTAAAGACACCCAAATTCAAGGACAGATTTACTTTAGATGGGGTAAATTATGGGTTCTTTCCTAATTGGAGGGACCTAACCTTTGCTGAATTTATGGACCTTGATACAATCAGTACCAAAAAGAGTGATGAGTTATTGGATATGTTACACATACTTGCAGCAATAATGTATAGACCAATCACAGAAGAAAGGTCAGAACATGATTTTGATATTGAGAAGTATGATATTAAGTCCATGCAGAAACGGGCAGAACTATTCAAAAACAAACTAAACTGTAACTATATCATTTCAGCACAGTTTTTTTTTATCAACTACGCAAAGAGATATTCAGGTTATTTCCAGCTGTCTTTGATCAAGACATTATCAATATGGACGAAGATAAAGCTCGTATGGTCCTTGAGGAAGATGATAATGAAAGGTCTTTTCAAAAGGTCTACGGATGGTTCATTGTCGTCAATAGATTATCTGGAAACGATTTTACAAAACACAAAATAGTATATGACTCAAATGTGGTTGAAGTTCTGAACCAACTATCCTTTTTAATAAACTACGATGAAGAGCAAGAAAGAATTATGAAACAAGCTCGTAATTCATAATACGCTTTTGGTTTTTTTATATTTACTAATATGGTGAACTACAAACAGATTATTCAGGATTTAAGTGGTATAGCTTATTATAACCCACAGATTAATTCTTTTGGTTATGGTGATATTACCCAACTTACAATGGATATAGAGACCAAACAGGAACCTGTATATATGAAAATGTATGTGGTACCAGGTCAAACTGTACTTGCACAGAATAGATTGGACTATAATTTCTCTATTATCATATGTGATATTATTAATGCTGACCTATCCAATCAGGAAGATGTTATGTCTGACACATTGGAAACGGTTAAAGATGTATGGACCATCCTATATCAATCATATACAGCAACATTCGGTGGATTCAGTATAGATTATGAACCATTATGGAATAGTCCTGCTGAACCATTCTTGGAAAGATATGAGACACTATTAGGTGGATGGACATTGAACATAACAATAGAACAACCGTTTGATTATAATACTTGTGTATTACCAATATCAGGATTAACATTACCAACATCAGTTAATGAAGTTAATTACAAATTAATATTGGATGATTTAAAAGAGATAGCAAGAGCACACGAACAGATTAACTCTTATGGGTTTGGTGATGTAACACAATTAACATTAGATATTGAGACCAATAAAGAACCGTTATATACGAGGATGTATATTGTACCAGGTCAAACAACACTGGCACAGAATGAAATGATATATAACTTTCAAATAATAATATCAGATATAGTGGAAGATGATTATTCAAATCAACGAGATGTGATGAACGATGGTTTAGAAATTTGTAAGGATGTATTTACAGTATTGTATTTAAGTGAGTATGAGTGTAATTGGAACGCAACGTGTGACCCATTCCTTGAAAGATTTGAAACAGTATTAGGAGGATGGACAATGAACTTACAAATAACACAACCATTTGATTATAACAGATGTGTTCTTCCTGAATTACCATTCGTAACACAAAATAAGAAATGGTATGAGTTAAGTGAACTATGGAACACAATATCAACAGTATGGAGAAAAGTATAAACAAAAAATATTAATATAACATGGGTCAATTAACAAATCAATATGTATCAAGTTCTTATCAGGGTCTATTAAAGATGACTGATAGTACACAAGGATTAACTAATACATTACAAACAATACAAACAGGTGATGGAGATAATAGTCCATTACAAATGAGTTTAACTGAAGTGAACATATCAGGTTCATTCTTTATAAATAATGTTCCTATTACAAACGGAACCAATGGTACATCAGGTACGAGTGGTTCTAATGGAACCAATGGTACATCAGGAAGTAATGGAACTAATGGTTCATCAGGTAGTTCAGGTTCATCAGGTTCATCAGGTTCTAATGGAACAAATGGTTCTTCAGGAACTTCAGGTTCTAATGGAACTAATGGAAGTAGTGGTACCAGTGGTGCATCAGGTAGTTCAGGTACATCAGGTAGTAACGGTACAGATGGTACTTCAGGTAGTTCTGGTACAGATGGTACATCAGGTTCTTCAGGAACAGATGGTAGTTCAGGAACTAGTGGTTCTAACGGTACAGATGGTACTTCAGGTAGTTCTGGTAGTGATGGAACAGATGGTACAAGTGGTAGTAATGGAAGTGATGGAACTAGTGGAACTTCAGGATTAGGATTTACAGCACAATCTCTTGGTCAATCTTTTGTAACTGATTGTTCTTTAGTTGGATCTAATATTAATTTTTACGTTGCTGATTATGGTGCTTTTGCTGTAGGTAATTTTATTAATATAGTTGACCAAATTAGTGGTAGTACATTTTATTATACAGGTGTAATAACTCTAATTCAATTCGCAGGTGGATTTGGATGGGCTATTCATATGGACGTATTAGGTTGTGGAGGAACATCAATTTCATCACCATCAAGTAGTTGGTTAATGGAATTAACAGGTGCTTCAGGTACAAGTGGTACATCAGGTAGTTCAGGTACAGATGGTTCAAGTGGTAGTAATGGAACGGATGGTTCATCAGGAACGAGTGGATTAACAGATAAGACAGGACTTATAACAACAGGTTCAATAGCAACAACACAATCTATAACAGGTTCATTAATTGTAAGTGGTAGTCAATTAATTACAGGTTCATTATCAACATCACAAGATATATTAGTTAATGGTTTAACAATAGGTAAAGGTGGTGGTAATATACTTACAAATGTGGCAATCGGTGCTGGTGCTTTACGATCAAACACAACTTCAACAAGTAATATAGCAATTGGTTCAGGTTCATTAGGTCTTTTTAGTATTGGTGGTGGTGGCACAGGTTTAAACACAGCAATTGGAACTAATATTATGCCATTATTAGGTTCAGGTTCTTTCGCTAGTATTAATTCTATTGCTCAAAATACAATGATTGGTGGTAATTCAGGACAGGCAATGGTTTCAGGTTCAAGAAATACTGGTATTGGTGCTTTCTCTTTTCAGTCCGCAAATAATATAGAAAGAAATACAGGTTTAGGTAGAGGTGTTCTTTCAGCGTTAGGTGCTAATAATGGTATTGGTTCTGGTTCAAGATATAATTCA